GGGACAGTTCCGGTTCCAGCGCCATTGCCGACAGGCTGAACAGGGACAGGACGAGCAGGGGGAGGAGTTTTTTCATTTTGAACCTTTCCAGTGACTTCATGCTTAAGAGACTGTTCCGAGCAGAAGCCCAGACAGAGGAGACTGCGAGTTTCATGGTTGCCGGAGGAGCATCCGGCGAGGAACAGGAGTGGGAGTAGGTAGCGCATCAGAGTTCAGCTTGCGCTGTTATTGTTGCGGTCATTATCTGATCTCCTTAATAGCCGATGGCGATCCACACTACATATTGTCCAGCACCTGCTGACGCGCCGGCTTGCGTCATTACCTTGAAATTAACGTAGGTAGAATCATGCGAATAAGGCTGACAAAAGAAAGGGGTGAGTGAGATAGCGTTGCCTTGCCTTGAACAGCAAGCGGCTGGAAATGGTATTTGAAAAGTAATTGACGCGATCCCACTGGAATCCGTTTGAGCAGTCCCCCACTGAATAATCAACCCACTCGGCAACTTCTGATAGCCGTTTGTCGTCAGATTCGCATCGAAACCGCCGAGAAGTGCAAAGGTTGCCTTCCCAGCAGCATCCACAGTCATAATGTCCTGACCGCTATTACGGGCCAGCTTCATAGTCCCATTGTCGGCAGAAGCGTCGAGGGTGAAGTTATTGGCGGGAGTTACTGAGAGGCCAAGCTGTTGTTTGATTGCTTTAATAATACTCATTAGGGACTCCCATTGATTACTATTGGCCCAACCGCAGTTGCGGGTCCTATATATTTAACAGCCATTATACTATCGTCCATACTGAACCATTGGACACGGTTACTGTAAAGCCATTGTTTACAGTTACAGGACCAAAGGTGCCACCGTTTTGACCGGAGGCGATTGTTAGATTTTCATTAATTGTTTGCGAGTTGTAGAACACTGCCTTAACCGCAGCAAGGCCATACATCTGCCCACCACCAATAGATGTCCAGAAAGAACCATTCCAACCTTCCCAACCAACAGACTGCGTATTGTAGCGCATATATCCGGGATTGGGTGATGCATCTCGTTGAGCGTCATTACCAGATGGCAAAATCGCCGAGGCTGTGTTAGATGTCTTTTGAACAGAATTAGCAAGAACAAAAGCTGTTGTAGCCAGTGATGTATCATTATCACCTAATGGCGGTGTAGGTGCAGTTGGGTTTCCAGTAAAGATTGGTGAGTCTTTTGGTGCTAATGTTGGAAGGACACTTGTTTCAATCTTATCATTATTTAGATTGATTAAGTTTTGGTCCATTTCATTATTTGTTAATGGACTGCCCTTCGCGGCACGTGTGATAATGACTGCCATGATTTACACCGACTGAGCAGAGATAGTCCACTCCACAACAACTGTATCACTTGCACCCTTATTAATAACTGGGTAGGTGACGCGAGATAGCATTGTACCTGCGGTACCGGCATTAAAGATACCAGCCTCAACAAGTGCACCAGTACCATTACCGGGACCAATCGCACATGTATAGACAATAGTAGTACCAGAAACAGAACCACCGGGAACTGTGGTTGGCTGTCGCCAGATTTCATTAACTAGGGTTGTTTGATTTAATGCTGGAACTGTGTTATCTGTACCAACTGCGATGTAACCCATAACAGTTGGAGTAGGATCATTCAGTCGACCAGTAATCCACTCAAGACCCGTAGTGACAACTAGATTCTTTACATTAACAGTTTCGGCGAGATCGCCATTTTCTAGATACCGTTGGATTTTAACATCACCCCGGATTTTAAGAGATTCTTTTTTCAATTTAATTTCCTTTTAAAAAACAAACTTAAGTCCAACATATTCTTCAAGGAAGTAAGTTGGTTCTACATAATCATTCATTGAAATCCAACCACTCTCACCAACATCAAAAGCATCATCTGGATAGGTATAAGCAGCGAATGAGAATTCGGATTGATCTGCTATACCAAAAGAATCACCGAAGTTTAGATAACGTCCAATAACAGGTGGTACAATACTATCGGTTACTTGGTATGTTTCTTGTATTAATTTATAATGCTGAATACCAACAATAACAACTGTATCTTTAAAAGTAGCAACATCAAACATACCATAAGTAATATCATTACTAGTATCCTCTGTTGGCCTAGAGAAGGGTACAGCGATCTTGTCGATCTTGGCCTTTACGAAGTCCTGCGGCTGACGTGGTTCCCAATCCTCAGGACAGACAATAAAACCATCCCATCTGTGTTTGGCTTCCTCAGCCTTAATCTTTCTTTTACATACATCGCAGTAAAGATTAAACTGCCCTGAGTCATAAGTCCAACCACCCATGATATCTCCTTAGAAAGGTCCTGTGACTGTTACTAGGTAGTTACCATTAACAATGGCGGGCCATGCGTCTACAGGAAGCTTCCACATTGCGCCACCCATATACTCGGCTGGACCAGTTAGTGTGCCAGTTTGTGTGGCTACTGTAATAGTATCACCAGTCCCCAACATAGCTAATAAATTATAGTGATTAACACCATTACCATCTATTGAACTTATGGTGATAAATAATTCTGGGCTATTGTGATAAATTGTACCTACTGCTGCACCGGGAATTGCTTGGTTAATATAAGCATATGGTGCGCCTTGGATAGGTTTAGCATTAGGTAGGAACATGTCGGGCCTATTAACGCCCATAGATAGACCCATGAACATTTTAGTATAACGCCAGAATGTCGGTTGCTGCGGTTGCTGCCATTACCTTACTAACTTGAATAGGTAGAACAACACCAGTTGGAACACCAACGAAAGTAACAACCTGACCATCGGCCATTGTTACGGCAATGTCACCACCAACACCAACATACAGTGCACGGGTAACTGGAATTTCTACTGTGTCACTTTTTGTAACTACTTCAGCACCATGCGCTGTGACGGTCGAATTAGCTGATAGATGTGCGCCACGAGAGGCCATAATATTTCCTTTAAAGAAAAATAGGGGTAGAAGCTTTTACACAACTACCCCTATTGGGTGTTACAGACTCATCCCTTGCGGGGGAATCACATACTCTACCTTAACAATAACCGGAGAGGTTAGAGTGGCAGATGCCTTTAGATAGACGATCTTATCAGCGGTTAGCTGAACACCTACGCCAGTACCAGTAGCGGTACCTGAGGTTTCATAACCAGTTGAGTTTGGTGCAGCAGCATTTAGCAGATCAGCGCCACCGTTGGTATAACCAGCGTTGACAGTCTGCGTTGCGTTAGCACCAGTACAAATGGTATAGACACCGACAGGAACAGCATACTTAGGTAGGCCAAAGGCTGCGAAACCAGTTGCACCATCACCAGCAGTTAGGACACCGAATTTTACTAGGGGGTCCCGCGCTGGGGGTGATACAACGGTTACGCCTTGAGGACCAACAATACCAGTAGGCATAATTAAGCTCCTTGTGAGCCGTACACGCCCCGTGGGTCTGACCAACCGAATGCATAGCGGGCGGTAGCCTTGAACTTAGCATTTTCGGTATCGAAGTCATTATCCATCTCGAACTGATCGCCACGGCGATTGAAGTACTTGACGCCATCCTTAACAGAAGTCAGGATGTACCAAGCGTCTGCATCAGTTAGGTAATGGTTAACAATAACATTACTAAAGATACCCATATCCTTAAGGACGTTAGGATCATTTAGATCAGTACCAACGCGACCATCGGCACCTAGAATGCGCTTGGCCTCGAACTGTTGCTGGTAAGGAATGACGAGCTTCTCAGGCTTTGCAGCGATGAGTAGGCCACGATCATCACGGAAACCGGCGATGTCGATTACAGCTTGTTCTAGTGCTGCTTCTGATAGGTCAGAGGCAACGGCGATCTGGTTAGAGAAGGTGCCACCTGCGACGTTGGGGTGTGCGGAGTTGATCATGCTAACGCCGTCACCACCCTTATAGTTGCTATCGAAAGCACGGTTGTAAATATTGGCACCGTTGGTCTCTTTGGTTTGACGCATGGAACGAGCCAGCGCCTTAGCCTTTTGACCACCAATCTTGCCGTACTGGTCATCTTCGTACATCTCACGAGTAACGATGAAGCCTAGTGCGTACACGACATGGTTGTAGCGTGAAGTGAAACCTTGACGCTCAGTGTCATATGTGATTGGAGCGCCTTCAGTCTTGACGTTAGCTAGACCGAAAGAGCTAATACCGAGGTCCTCTTCATAGGCGCGGTCTGAGGTGTTTTGCTCAAACAGCTTGTCCCATTCAACAGGATAGTCGTTATACTCTTTGCCCCAAATGGCATTTAGTCCGGGCCAAAGTAGCTTGGCAAACGAACTGGAAGTGATAATACCTGACATTTAAATACCTCTCTTAGTTAGCGGTAGATGGAGTATTGAACTGCGCATTGTTAGCAATAACAAGAACGCGGGCATTACTGTCACCGGGAGCAGGTTGAGCATAACCGGATTGACCGGCAACGCTTGGATCGAGGGACTGGTAAGTTAGGTCAAGACCAATAACCTTCCAAGTTGCGCCGGTAGTGGCAGTACCAAGAATTTCATTAGAAGTACCAACAGCGTTACCGCCAGCAGCACCAGAAATGTCTAGGTTAAGACCAATATCGGTTGCGGCAAAAGATGCCTTCTCGACAGAGTAGATAACGTCAGTTGCGTCAGCGACTAGGATGTAAGCACCCGCGCCGGCGACCTGTGGAGTATCAAGAGAGATACTACCGTTAGACATTGAACCGAAAACTGGATCTAGCTTGACGTTGACAGTGCCAACGCATACGCCTAGAATCAGTTCGGATGCAGCAGAGGTAGCGGCTACAACAGTGGGAATACCCTTTGTAGTAGCAGTGCCATCTAGCTTCACAACATCGCCCGGCACGATAGTACCTGAGGCGACATTATAAATGTTAGCAGCACCATTATAAGGGGAGCCGTTCAGATGCTTTACAGCTTTGAAACCGCCCTTCTTAGATAGAAAAGTTGCCATTAATTATTTCCTTTAGTTAATAGCTCCCCTGTAAGTTTAGACAGATGTTTTAATAGAACCTGTAAAACCTTGAGGAGCAGTGTTTTTCATTGCGTCTTCCTGTTCCTTAATCCGGGACATCTTGACAGCTTGATCTTCATCGTACCATTCTTTCTTGATACGCATGAGATATGCTCTAGAGCCATCGTTACTTGTAACGACTTTTGCGGAACCTGAATCGGAAGGATCAAATACACGAGAATCTCCAACACGTAGGTCTGCGTCCTCAACGAACTCATAACCCGCAGCTTGGAAGTTTGCAATACGACTTCCTGTATCGTTCACGAAGCGATATACGAAGTTTGGGTCCAACTCACCTGCAACCGCCTGTGGTCCTTGTTGGAATAGTGGCTTACGCCCAACGCGCTCTTCGCGCTGTTTGCGATGTTTAGCGGGAATCTCCCGAATGATTTCCTTGTTTTCAGTAGTCATTATTTAACGCTCCTTAGCTTTTTGATTTCGTCTATGTATGCTTCTTTTGTCATAACGCCAGCACGAACAAAGGTATTCATAACCTTGCGTTCCTCTTCTGTTAATTCAATTGAACCCTTGCGTGGTGATCCAGTTGTATTTGCTCCTTCTACTGCTGAAGGTTTAGTCCTATTTGGGTTTACGAAGCGTTCGCGGAAGCGGCCTCGTACTTGGGTAGCAACATATTTAAGAACCTCTTCAGGCTCTAGTTCTGGATGCTGTTGGGCATAACCAAGACCAATTGCGTCGGCATAGTCGTGCATTTCCTTATCCTTAGAATACCAGTCATTCTTCTGTTGCCATTCCACAAAGTGTGGGTGGGGTTCATTAGCTGCTGGAGCAGTCTCTTGGATAACGGCACGAGCTTTTTGCTCAGCACGCAAATCAGTCAGTAATTCTGTAGTTTCAAGATAACCATCAGAATTTCCCTCTTCTAGATGCTGTTTTTGCAGTGCCTTTAGATCGGCCACTGCGCGGTTGTATTCGGATTCCTTAACCTTAGAGTGATGCTCCTGCATCATCTTCAAAGTCTTTTTGGCTTCCTTCAGTTCCTTACCCATACTGTCGATCTTACTAAACAGTTCGCCTCGATCCACGAACTCTCGTGCGGGACGCCATTTATCAGGATCGCCAGTCCATTCTTCTTGCGGTACCCAGCCACCCTCTCGTGCCTTATCTTCGATAGGCGAGGTTGCTGGTTGTTGTGTTTCCTGCTTAACTTCTTCAGGTGCTACGGCTGTTTGTTCTACTTGAACTTCTAGAGCTTCGCTCATTCTGTCTCCTTAAGCAGGGCAAGGATGTCGATATCGTTGACCAGCAAATATACATCATCATCTTCTCGGACTTCTTTTCCAGCGTACCGTGCGTAAGTTACCTTATCGCCAGCACTCAGGATGTCCGGGCTACGTCCATAGTCAATAAAGGCCCTTGGCCCTACTCGTACTACAGTTCCAACTTCAACGGCCTTCCGTTCCTTATCAGTCACCAGATCTGGAATGATGATACCACCCTCTGTGGTTGTCTCAACATGTTCTGGTTTGATTAGGATAGTGTGGAGTAGTGGAATAATCATTCGTCTGTACTCCCATCTAGGTCGTCGATTCGGAAGTCTTCTAACTCCCGATATGCTTGGATGAATCCTCGCATGTAGTTATCCTCAATTGGATTAAGTCCTGCCGTAGTAGATAGTACATTCATACCATCCTCAATACGTTCCTTAGCTGCATACATAAATGCTAGCGTTACAGGGTTCTTTTTCCACTCGTAGAATTCACTTGCTTTGATCTGTGTCATGCTCTTCCTTTTTGTTAATAAGCTAGCATGATTAGTAATACCTCTTCCTCTTCTAGGAATGTATTTACAAATACGTCCATGCTAACTAGTGTTCTAACTACACTTACATCTCTGGATACTGCTGACCAATTCACCAAAGTATCTTTAGTGTATGGCTTTATAACTTCCTTTACTTCTACTACATCCTTTGCAAGTAGGTCAGCATATACTTGTTGTACATGTTGTACTATTGCTTCTGGTCGTAGTTTTATTACCTTTTGAAAAACTGATTTTGCTTTTTTCCTAGCCTTAAGTGCATTGGTAGGAGTAACTCTTTTTCTAAATAAATCCCAAACACCTATACCACCTGCGTGTCTAGATGGGGGAGCCTGTGTGGATATAGTACCCCATGAGTCGCCCCATGATGTTCCCCACGATAACCCCCATGCGGAACTCATGCAGGACCCCACGTATCACCAGACTGGCCCGAGCCAATCACATCAACATCATTAACCTTAACAATATTAACAGGTAATATAGCAGCTTGTAGTGCAGCGACAATAGCAGCGATGTCGGCAGGTGTCAGTGTGAGTGATCCCTGATTAACCGCACTACCCGTGACGCTGGACTGATAACCATCCACCTCGCCGAAAGTCCCGTGGTCCACCAAAGGATCAAGACGTGCAGCAGTGCCGATGACCTGCGACGACTTGCCGATGGGCGCACCGTTGGTCGAGTGCTTCTTGACGTTCTTGGCTGTACCGACGACGGTACTCTGATATCCCTTGACCGCACCTGATGAGGTCAGCTTGCTGAAGTTCAGCGCAGTGCCGACAACGATGGCTTCGGACGCGACGACAATACCTTCACACTCATGGACACCCGCTGGCGAACTGCTGGCAGCATCACCCGTAACAGTCGCGTAGTCGGCGACCACAGTGCCCGTGACAGGGTGCATCCGGTAGCGGGTGGATGTACCTACTACTGTGGAGGTGAACCCCTCTACGGACCCACCCGTTACATGAAAGCGATCCCGTTCTGCAACACCTGTAACAGATGCTTGGAAGCCTTTCGCTGACCCACCTGTCTGGTGAACTACGCTTGTCGGGCGATGTGACGCAGAGCCGGTAGTATCAGCACCTGGACCCTCAGGACTACCCTCGGTAACGTGGTTTACCGGCCCAAATCCTTGCGGAATGAACGCGGGATTTACGACATTCTTAAAAACTTGCCACGGGTTCTTTCTTAGCTGATTTATCTCATCTATAGAAAGACTGCCGTCTAATATGTACGCATACTCGACAAGGCAATTAGATGTTCTGTTATTGGAATAATCATAGTATGACCCAAAAGTTAGTGGGTATGGAGATACTACGTACGCTGTTGCCCCTGATTGCACTGCGTAAGATACTTCATTCCCATCAACATAAATAATCTGCGGCTTATTGGGGGTATTTACAAAAGCTACATCATGAAACTGACCATCATTTGTGTAGTTCGTGGTTGTGTGTGTAGTTGCCGATCCCTGTTGTGCGAGCAAACCCCCGTCTGCACGCAAAGTAAAAGTAAACCCAACGGGTTGATCCCAATAATTTGTCCTTTTCGTATCAAAAAGCGAGTCGTTCCTTGATGTACTCTGTTTTCTGAGCTTGGCTATTACAGTAAATCCAGAACTATTAAATTCAGGAAACTGATTAAAAATAACCCTGCTGCCATCTATACTATTTGGAAAATTAACAAGACCATCTTTTGTTGTAATAGGACCAACAAGAGATACTAAATCCCCAGTTACAGACGCACTTGGGGATATACCCCCAGCAATACCGTATAGGAGTTTTCTACCGAATGGGTTTGCCCTATTTATCGCTACGGCATATTGTGGCTGTAAGTAACGGATAGCCACGACTATACCTGTGTCAGTTCTTGTCCTGCGGCATCTACAGTAACGGCGTTGGTTGCTCCATTGGTGATCATTGCATTAACGAACATGGTAGATGGGGGCATTTCCACAACAAAATCACTTACTGAATTTGCCGTAGTATTTCCAGACATGGCATAAAATTGACGCTTCACACCCGACGCTTCACCCACATAAACTGTGACGACCGGTGCTGTCGTCGGAGGGGTTGCTCCATTGGTGATGCGAACCGTCGCCAGACCACCATAGGCTGTACTCAAGTCCCATTCGTCAACATTGACAGTTGCCCCTGCTCCAAGCGATTGTGACGCAAGGAGCGTTACTGGTGTCTTGGTCGCTGACATGATTACTGGCTCAGTGCGGCGTAAGTCAGGGCCGAGCAGGAAACGGTGTCACCGGCAGCGACGACCAGACCATTGCTCATGTTGATGTCGGAGCCGGATGCGGCGACCGCGCAACGCACCTTGGCGACACTGGCAGCAGTCTGGAACGTGGCGAAGGCGACCGTGCCGCCGACCGCATTGGTGTCGGAGGTGATCGCGTTGGCAGTGGCGATGCCGGAGGACGATGCGCCGAAGGCAGTCGCCGAGAACGGCAGGGTAGCGATGGCAGTGCCGGGAGCCGCTACGGAGCCGCCAGTGGGGTTGAAGACCAGTTTGCCGGATGCGCCGATGAGGGCAGTCACGGCATTGGTTGCGGCATCACGGGCATCGGTGGAGTGAGTTACGGTTGCGGACATAGTTAGATTCCTTCAGAAGTGTTGTTAATTTGTTGAATTGCAGGAGTGTTAATGGGTAATTCTACTTTGTCAAGACTTGACATTTTGTAAAGCTCAGTTTTGCCTGAGTCCTTGCGTGTGATTTGAACAGTGAATGTTAACTCACCGGGTTGTGCTACTACTTGCATGTAATCTCCTTGTTAATATACCTCAGGGATAGGGCTAGGACTGTCAGGAAGGGCCCTAGAATCGATTTGTTTGTTGGGGGTAAGGGGGTAGTAGCACCCCCTGTTTTTAATTGCTACAGC